GCTCGCCTGCCTTTGTAACTTTGTTAATTCTTGATAGATATTTTTCTGTAGGGCCATAAGCAACTGGCACTCTGATTACAGACAAAACATTATCGTTTGCATCTGTCTTTTTGATATCTATGTCATTGAACATAGAACCAAATGCAATTACATAATTTCTGATTGTGTTTCTGTAAAAATATGCATTTCCTAACATCAATAATCCTCACTGAATGGATTTGTTTTAGTGAAATCTATTACACCGTCAACTGTTGTTGGAGACAATGGAACTAGGCCACTATCTGGATCTGGGGCATTATCTACTGTTGGATCTTCAACTGCTGGAGATGATGTGGTAAAGTTATTATCAAGTTCTGTTATTCCAGTATTAACTGTTTCATGTGACCATGAGAATAATTCAGAGGTGATTTGATATACATGCATCTTTCCTAGCTGGAAGAATGGTACTTCATCTTCGACAAATTTTATTTCGAATACTTTATCAGTGATTGGAAAATAAAGCAAATCACCGACCAAGGGGCGTTCTTTTCCAGTTACTGTGAGAAATCTTGATATAGATACCATCGTGACAACTTGATCTCTGACTTCTAAGCCAAATTTAGAAAGCATATCTCCTTCACCTTCAAACCCATTCACACTTTCGATATGCATCTCTATAGTATGTGTTTCTGTGAATGAACTAAGATTGTCTTCGTTAAATATTGTGTCTTCACTTATAATTTCTCTAGGAACGTATATAAAATCCTGACCATGCATCTGGATAGATTCTATTACAAGATTTCCAATCAAATCTTGTTCTGGGGCAAAATTTATAGTATTTATGTATGGATTAGTAGCCATCGATTATCCAATCATGATATCTACTGGAAGTTCATATGACAATGACATTTCTTCTTCTAATTTTTCGATTTCTGCATTTGCCTCATCTAAAATTCTACCACCATTAAATGTGATACCGCCAGGCAATTCTACGCCCTCGTATTTTGTTAAATTTTCACCCCACTGTTTTTTAACTAGGGCCGTTGCATATCTCTTTAACCATCTATCATTCCACACATCGGTATATGTGTCTGGATTTATGACTCTAGTGACTTCTATTATAATATTTTCTCCGACACTCAACGCCTCACCCCAATCGATATCTAAGTGAAGTTTATTGACATGCCTATTATACCTAATCGGTACTCTGCCAGTAATTATTTCATTTACCATCTGTAAATGGTCTTGTGTCAATTGATATGTGAGCATTTCCGCACTTTGTAAGTCATACACATCATTTAAAAATAATTGATATCTAATGTCGAACATATTACCAGAAGTATTATCTGCGTGAAAAAGTGGAATAACTTGTTTGATACCAATAATATTATTACTGATAGTTATATATTTGTTATCCATATCTGTTTGAGTTATTTCATGAGCCAAATATGTATCCTCAACCGCATCATAATGATAGTCTTGATAATACTCTAGCGCATCATCAATTCTATCTTCAACTTGCTCGTCTGCTACATTAATTTGAATTACAGGAGAACCCAACTTTCTGAGACAATAAGCTTTGAAGTCGGTTCTAGATGTTACTGTGGCCATTAGTCATACCTCTTATTTTATATGACTATTTATAATTTAAAAAGTTAACCTTCTAATGGAGCTGTTGGTGGAGTAAAGCTTGCGGTGTATCTTGCTAAACCTTTAGTAAGGCGGAAGTCTTGTATATATCCTCCAGAAGGATTATCTTGCCCCGTATATCTTGCAAATAATAATATTGTTGTTTGAGTTAAGTTCATGGCGGTTGTTTGAGTGTCAAATAGCGTACCGTTATAAAAAGCCCTAGCGGCGCTTCCCTCTCTGCTAATTGCTACGTGCTGCCATTGATTAAGTTGCAACTTACCTCCAGAATTTGAAAATCCGACTGCGCCAGTATTTGAGCCAAGCCACCATAAATCATTAGCAATAGTCGGGCCCGGGTGGTCACCTATTGTAGCACCAGTAAATATGCCAGAATAGGTGGTTAAAAAGGTGGGATAAACCCAACACTCTACAGTAAAATCTCCAGTACCAATAGGATCAATTGGTACTTCAACAAAATCTCCAGATCCATCAGCATATATTGACTTAGTATTTGCAAACTTAACCTGAGTCGTTGAACCAGTAGTATTACCTAATAGTTTAAGGTTTGACGACTGAGATTTATCAATGATCGAAGCATCTGTACCTTTAATGTGCAATTCTGATCCTGATGAAGTAATTGGTGTAGTTCTAGGAGTAAATATACGAGTTCCAATTGCTGCACTAGATGTTTGGTATTCAGTTACTATGGATCCTTTAGTTAGTCTTAGGTCAGCTACGTTACCTTTGAACCAGCCATTACCACCATCCCAAGTTTTTCCACCAACTTGTAGATTGTGACCTCCAACACAAATATCATATGGAGTACTATTGGTTGCAACATCTTCTAAGATGCCATTAATAAACATTCTCCAAGTGTTACCACCTGTTCTAGTAACAACAAAGTGATACCATTGATCGTGCAGATATGTAGACTGAGTTTCTAAAAATGGATCGCCTGGGCCATACCAAGACATCTGAAATTTACTATCTGCAAGATTATCAAAACGAAAACCTGAAGCCGCAACACTACCCCATCCCGCTGTAGTTCCTAAGAAGCCAGGAAAATTATTTCCAGTTACTTCTGGATATACCCAACATTCTATTGTTAAATCACCTGTTCCAAAATCAAAGTCATCATTATCTGCAATTTCTACGGCAGAATTAGTTCCGTTAAAGTGCAAAGACCCACCGTGATCTGTTGCAGAGTATTCTACATAGTCGTAAGGCGAGAATGGTTTTGTTTCTACACTACCAGTAACTGTGATTGAGCGGTCATTAGAGGAACCGTCAGCTAGATATGGGAGATGGCACGTTAAAAGTTGAGTAGTGGTCAGGCTAGTGTTTACATTAGTAGTGTCAGAATATTCTCCACCCGTGGTGGTTAAAGAACCAGTCGGAGGAGTAAATGCACCAGAATAAACGACCTCATTTGCTACTCTTAAATCTCTTATATAACCGTTAAAAACAGATGCCCCTGATCTGTTACTGCCGATATTTATATCACCTGAGTTCCAATTTGTTGAGTTGGAAGTTGAGCCACCTAATACCCCATTAATGTATAAACGAGCAGTAGAGCCATCACGAACAAGGGCAACGTGCAGCCATTCATTAGTGTTATATGTAGATGTTGTGGTAAAGTATGTTGTGCCACCTGTGCCAAAAGTAAATTTGTTACTATTTGTAAATATTATATACGAACCATTAGTTCCATCTTGCGAAACAAGCCTAGTATCCCAAAGGAGATTATTAGCGGAATTATCCGTTACATATACCCACGCCTCTATTGTATGATCTCCAGTTGCCGGAGCAGTAAGACCTGACGTTTGTATATGGTTGGTACTTGTATTGTAGAGAGAATACCCGCCATGTTTATACGGGCTAAACGTACCAGCGTAAGCATCTCCATTTACTGTAATGCTATGGTTATTAGACGAACTATCGGTGATGTTATTATTATCAGATGTGTCTACTGCTGTTGCTAGTAGAGTTGTGTATTTGCTATTTGTAACTATAATAATAAATTCTAGAGTTAAGTTTGTAGTCGTACTTACTGCACCATTAACACCGTCAGTTGCATTTATGGTTAAAGTGAATGTACCAGCATCTGCTATTGTAGTACTAGGTGTAACGGTAAATACATTATCTACCTGACTTATTGTAGCGATACTACCAAGTCCACTTGCAGAATAACTCCATGTAAGAGGGAACCCTTCTGGATCTGTAGACACGGCTGTAATAGTAGTTGCAGTACCATCTACAGCAAGTTCATAAGTGCCAGAGACACCAGTGATTGCACTAGGAGCATCCTGCTGTACAGTAGCCACTTTATACCAACCAGAACCAGAATAGATATAAAGATTGTTGTTTCCTGTAACAAACGCCTGATCTCCATTAGACATTCCAGTTGCAGCAATTAATGCTGTCATATCTGCATACACAGTTGTGGATGCACCAGAAGAAGAGCCTTCGGAACTTTCCCAATAACCTTTTGTGGCATTGTAAACATATGTTACATTGCCTTCTGTTACTTCTTGTGCATCTGTTGGATTACTTGGAAAATTGATTGCCATTTTTTACCTTAATTCTTTATATACAAGAACCCTTTTGTTCTTGCTACTCTGGCCAAACTTGAAGATACATAATTTAATCCCCCTGCCCCAGCGGTATTTGAACCAAGTGGACCAGAACCACCATTTTTTAAACCAATACCTAATACTCTGTCTCTAGAGTCAGATACATCTACGTCTGCAGAATGTCCAAATCTAATATATCCATATCCAGCGGGGGAAGGAATACCGTGTTGATAACCATATCTAAAATACGTTGCTCCAGCATTCCATGCGTTGCCGTTAGTATCTAAAAATGCCTGTGTCCACCCCGCTGCAATCCCTGCACCACCATCTGCCACTTCACTGTTTGCAGTTATAGTAGTACTATCATGACTAATATCTGTTGGTACTGATAAAGCACCATTTGCAAGAGCTCTTACAGTATAACTACTGTGATTATAATAGTGAAAGTGAGTTGATGCATTTGTTCCTAAAGCAAGTCCAGTCGCAGTCGTTGAAAGTGTATAAAATAGTGATGATACTTGATTTGTATTTGAGGATGGATCTAATGCAGTGGTCACTCCACCAGTAGTATCAGTCCAGACAGAGGAATCATAATCATAGGAGTTACCTGTAGTGCCATCAGCAACAACCATAACCAGAATCCAAGGGCCTCCCGCTAAATCAAAATTTACATAACATTCTGATGCTGGGTTATCGTAACCGTCTAGAAATAGATTATAGTTGCCACTTGTAGTAATTCCAGCAGTAGATAATTGAGAGGCAGACTGAAATCCACTATTTACAGTTGTAGTTTTTGATATAACATGAGTACCGTCCGTGGCCTTTGAACGAAAAGAAAATGGCCCAGTATTACTAGATAATGCGAGAGTATAAACACCACCCGATTCAGATACACTTTGTAACTGTGTTGGACTTGTTGGGTTTGTATCATATGAATAAGTTACTGGAAACCCATCAGGATCTGATGCCGATACTGTTATTGAAATGTTAGAAGATGGGGCCCCAGCATATTCAGTATTTGGTTCAGTATCCCAATTTAATATTTCATCTGGCCCAGAATATATTCTATCCCACTCAGTTCCATCCCACACATATAATGCCTTTGTATCTTGAGTAAATCCAAAATCTCCCACAGTATTTCCAGTAGTAGGGAATGCAGCAAAGTTTGCATATACAGTGACTGAAGAACCATCTGCTCCCGCTGGTCCTGACTGTGTATTTGGATTCATTTGAATCCATTGTGTAGATGTTCCATCATCATACCAAATAAATGTTTTACCTACAGAACTATCAAACCACATGTCTCCATTACTAGGATTTGATGGTGCC